GACGTGCTTTTTTAACATCAAAAAAGCTATCAAAAATAAACTGTTGACCATTAGCAGAAGCACCAACAGCAACAACTCGGCTAACGGGTGGATTGTCTTGAATAAACGTAGTATTCAAAGTGGGCAATGATGTAAACTTTTGTGCCAAATGCCATCCGTCAATTGTTCCAGCAGCAGTACTTCTGAACAATGAACTAATTCGGCTGGGATTATATCGATATTCTGCCCACCGTTCTTGATAACCAAATACACCATTATCATTACCATCACCACGAACATAAATTTCCTTATTCAATACCGCTTGTTCACCAAGCGTTGCAAATGCTGGGAAATAAAAATCATAACGTGTTGATCTTGACCACATACGTGCCAGACCTTGCTGGTATGTCAAATCAGCACGAACAGACACTAAACCAAGAATTACACCGTGCTCAGTAGCCGAGTAAGTAAAACCATGATTATGAGCCAAGGCAGTACCCATAGCAGCAAGTGTGCCCATAGGGGTAGTAGTTCCACTAGCATTAGTACCCGATGTTTGAGCGATCGGATTAATATTAACAGCGGTTGATCCACCCCCGATATACTCGGGACGTTGTAAGCGAGCATCAGGAGAAATAACACCAAAATGTGCGCGAATAATTTCAGTATAACGAGTACCTCCGCGTGCATCACGCTCCAAAAGTTTTTGAATCTGAAAAGATTGGCGCAATTGGTTAATTGTTGCAGCAGTTGCTTGGGATAAATCTGCATATAATTGAGTACTAGAATTATGAGTAGAACCAAAATACAAATTTTTAGATGGTTCAATTCCTATTTGTGCATTATCAGGAGTAGCACCGGTGTAATTAGGTGCAGTTAATGGTGCCAAAGTTCCTAATGGCAATGTAACAGAAGCGCCTTTCTGAGGCCATGGCAAAGCACTTGTAAAATAATCTTTGCGCTTACCACGTCGCAAAAGTGTATAATTAGTTACCGTATCAGGACCATCACCTAAATCTACTGTTACAGAATTTTGTAGATTTTCATCTCTAAACCATTCATTCCAAATCAAGTTATACGCACGAGGCCAAAAAGCGCAATGAGATACCGTTCCAGTATTGGACACCTGTCCCACTGTGGGTAAACCCATATAATCTTGTAAAGAACCTATTGCGTATCCACCAGCCGGTGATACTTGTTGAGGAACAACATAAGAAATCGAACTATCAGGATTCGCTTGTTGTCCCATAAACTTTTGCCAATTGTTCCAAATCAAACGATTTGGAACAAAGAAAAAGAAACTATCCAAATACATATTATCCATAACAGGATAAATTGGAGTAGCAAGACGGGCAAATGCCGTCATATTTAACCGAAATGTATCCCCAGGAAGCATTTCATCTACATATACAGGAACTAAATATCCAGCATCAAATGTGGTTTTATGAGTGGATTGACAATCAAATGACGATCGCGGAATATCCGCTTTCGGAATCATCGTAAATTGATGAACATCTACTGACTTGTTACGGTGCATAAATGCAAACTCCTGAGTTTATTCCGACCCAGCTAAAGCTGAGTCGGCTTGTTTAAAATCATTCCTGATTAATTTTAACTTGTTTACCCAAAGATAACAACTTTGGTTGATCATGTAAAGCAAAAAGACCGGTATTATCGTCAAATTCACCCAATTCATACAAATCAAAATCATCAGGGTGGTTAAATAATTGATTATCTGGATCTTTTCGATTTACTTCATCAGAAAAGCTCCTAATAGCAACACCGACTGATGGTACAAACATTGGACGACCATAAGCATCAGCTGCGCGATCTTTTACTGTACATAATACTAATTTCATGTGAGGCTCCTAAGTGAGGTTACGTTTAAGTTTTTGAAGTTTTGCCTTGGCGACTTGCTCCTTTACGGCCAATCGCTCAAGGGTATTATCTTCAAAGTGCAGTTTAGCACTTTTTTCACGAATGTAAAGCAGTTCGTCAAATTCATAAGGATTATCTATTTTATATTTTTTATCATAATATTTAGGAGGTTTGACTTTTTTTCCACGAATTACCACGTAATCGTTTGGGTATACATCGGTAGTATATTGCTTATACCATTCGTATCCAATTCCAGGTTTTAACGACATTTTCGTAAACTCTGGAATCCTATTAGTAATTTCACCAGTATCTGGGTCAATTTCTTCATAATGCTTTGCAGCATTTTTTCCCGTAACCTTTTTCATAATATATCGAGCCACGTAGGCTGCCGATTCGAAAGTAACGTCTCCAATGGAGGAATAACCAAATGGCCAGAGTAATTCAAGGTCTGCGGATCTATATAAGAGACTATTAGCGGAAGTCCTTTTCCATAATTTCTTATCATCGAAATCGAGTCCGAAGATACATGCATGCCAATGCGGACGCCCAAAGTTTTCACCATATTCTCCAGCCATGTAATAACGTATTCTTCGTCCAGGATACCGTTTTCGTAATCTTTTAATAAAGAGCTGAAAGTCTCTATAGTGTAGTGATCTATCGCTTGGGAGATGTGCATCGTCATAAGTAAGAGTTATAAAACAATTTTGTGTATGCATTTGTGCCTCATGCATACATCTAATAGCCCACTGACGTGAGCGTTCAAGCCTGCAGCCAACACATTGGCCGCAGGGTAAAGATAAAGATTTGACTGTGTCGTGTCTTTTAGATTCATAAAAGACAATTGAGCCATCAGCGCATTGATATGCGCTTAAAGGGTGATAACAAGGCATGTGAGGTACCCATTATTGTTAAGTTATAGACGCCAGCCACCACGATGTGGGGCTTTTTGCATATTTGCAGCTTTTGTACGTTTAGCAGTTCGGCGAAATGCCTTTGCCGACTTGCGTTTATTTACTGGTTTTCTATACATCATTTTTTAGCTCCCTTTTATCAAACATTTTCGGTTTGGTGTCACCTAGCACAGTTACATCAAGTAATGCAACTGTGCTACGGCTTATTCAGCCGCCTTTTCAGGTGTGACTTTCGCAGCTTCTACGACTTTGGCAGCTGCTTTTTCGACCAGACCAAGTTTCTCAGCTTCTGGTCGATTCGCTTCGTCATCAAGAAATTCGATGAGCTTCGCTGGGTCGTTATCAAAACGAGCCCTAATTTGGGCTGGCAAGCCATCAAATTCTTCTTGAGCCGCGATAACGCGGTTCAAAGCAGTATGGTAGTCACCGATATCAGTAAAATCGCCATAACGAGGCGATAAAGGGGCTTCCGGTAGGATCCCTGTAATACTAAATTTCTGAAGAATGGTATTAATATCACATTCTTCTTTAAAATGCTGCTGAGCCAGAGTTGGCTCCTCACAAGCCAACCCTGACTCATTAGATGCAGCATCCGTATCGTAGTTATACGGTGTTCGTAGAAAAATGGCTTTTTTACTCACTATCTTCTCCCTGGACGTGGACGTGGATCAAGGCCTTGATTAGGCCTAAACATATTAGAAAATGCGGAAGTTGCTGAACTTGCACCAATACCAAGTCCAGCAGCACCTTGTCCGATTTTCTCTAAACCTTTTATATAAACACCTTTATCACCAGAATATAACTTTCCGATCGCCTGAGATTCTGGTAATTCCGCTGTACGCTGTGCTGCTTGCGCTGTATTGCTGGCAGCTATAGCATTATTTTGATTAATAATGCTACCAACTTGCTTACTAAATAACTGATGTCCTGGTAATTGAGCTGACTTATTAGCAGCTTCTACCAAAGATAGGTTCATATTTGCGCGATTTAAATCTTCCTGAGCACCCGCAGCGCCAGCTTGCTCACGTTTAAGCAAAATATCAGCTTCATTCATAGCTGTATTTAATGCTAATTGGTATGCTTGCTGGCCGCTGGTTGCCCCAGCACCTAGCGCGCTTTGCATTACTGCTGATTGACCAGTCGGAGTCGAAGCTCCTCCTTGTTGATAAGCTAACATCGGATTCAATCCAGCAGCCATCATATCAGCGACCGCACGCTGATACGATGTATTAGACATTTCTCTTTGAAAATCTATTTGGGCTCTAGCTAATGCTTCATTAGCTTCATTAGCTTTTTGTTGACCTAAAAAACCTAAACCCCCCGTAATAATAGAAGGGACAACGCTTTTCACAGCGTTGCCAATACTTCGAACAATTCCACCAAACATATTAGAAATGGTCAATCAAACCAGGTACAGAGTACATTGGCATTGGACGTGCTTTTTTAACATCAAAAAAGCTGTCAAAAATAAACTGTTGACCATTAGCAGAAGCACCAACAGCAACAACTCGGCTAACGGGTGGATTGTCTTGAATAAACGTAGTATTCAAAGTGGGCA